AGAATTCTGAGTCCTCGTTTGTGTCCAACATGCCTAATTTCGTTAGGTTTGCAGAGAACACTATTTTCTCAGCTATTGATCTTCCTTCAAAGTGGAAATCAACACTCGACTTGCCTTTGGTTGATGGAACATCGGAGTACGATCTAGGTGTAGGTGGTGTAGGCACTGCGGGCGTTTTCGACATCTTGTCGGTTCGCGTATCCCCTATTGTTTCCCAATCTAGTGGGGTGGATTACGGGCCTGTAGACTATCTGCTCCAGAAGGATTACGACTTCCTCCTTGAGGCTTACCCAGGGACTGTTTCCGCCCCGACGAAGGGGGCTCCAAAGTACTATGCAATCTCCAGTACCGGGGTAGTTACGTCAGAGTCTAGTATGAATATACGCTTCGGGCCTATACCCGATAATCCATATCAAGCAACTATCACCTATTACGGGAAAACATCCTCTGATTCCATCACTTCCGGCGCAGACTCAGTGGAAACATGGTTGTCCGTTTCATTCCCTGAAGTCCTCCTGTATGGGTCACTCGTCCAAGCGTACACATACATGAAGGGTGAGCCGGATATGATTCAACTATATGAGAAGCAGTTTATGGATGGATTGACTCTTCTTAAAAACATTACAGTTACCAGGATGGATTCCAATTCGTTTCGTCCTGCTTCTTCTCAGGGATAACCAATGGCTGATTTCTCACGCGGGTATAAAATTAAGCTGATTACAACTGGTACCGAGTCGGGTACTTGGGGTACTTCTACTAACGAGAATCTAAAAAGAATTGATCAGACATTTGCTGGAAGTGTAAGTCTGGATGTAACGGTAGTCTCCTCTCCATCGGTGTGGACTCCAACTCCGGCACCTATCTTGAGTTGGTGTCTAGCAAACACGGCTGATGCTTGGGCTGTAGAATCAACGCCCAGAAATAGGTATGTTTCTTTTACGGGTTGGTCCGCGCCCATTACTGTGAACATTCGCGGAGCGGACGACACCGCTACTGACGTAGATAGAATCTATTGGGTTACGAATAACCTTTCAGGCGACTTGAGTACAATTACATTCAATAGTGGCTCGGGGACTACTGTAGTCCTTCAGAATGGGGCTTCAGCATTCATATACGCTGCCGGTGGCAATGTTGAAAACATGCTAGGTACGCTACAGGCTGCGGGATTGGACTTCAGGGACGCAGATTCCCAGATCAATCTAAAGACACTCAGCACTGATGCGCTAAAGGTCGTGGACAGCGCTACCACCTTTGACTACCTGAAATTCAGGACATCAACTCTTGAGCCAGCAATCGAGATTGGCTCAGCAGACGTAGAGACAAACGTTGGCTCTACGGTTATAGATGCCAGAAGCCCAGTCGATGGAGTTAAGCTATTCGTCAGAGACGATGAGGCTAGTTCATTCGAGATCTACGAGGGAGATTTTCCTACAGGGGCTGCGGGCAAGAGTTACATTAAGGTAGTTACAACCAACGGTTCTGAGCGTGTTGAAATTGAACAAAACTTACTCATAGGCTCTGCACGCATCTTTATTCCACAAACTTCAGATATGGAATTGGTGAATAATTCACCGACCGCCCTTGAGATGGGGAGTCTAGTCGGTGGCGTCCTCTACCCAATGCTGACCTTTGATACCACTACTGCTGCTACGCGAGTCCTTTTCAATGCTCCTATAGCCGGTTCGTTAGCGTTCACTTCCGTTGATGGGGATATAACAAAGTCTGGGACTGTTGGAGCTATTAACAATTTCAGCATAGGTGCTTCTACCGCCAGCACTGGTAAGTTTACCACTGTTGAGGCTGCAACGGAGGTTTCTTTCGGAGGTGCCCCTGGAGGTACTGGCCCTTCTATTAAGCTGAGTGGTACTGACCTGGAAATTAGGGAGGATGCTAGTGGTGCTTATGGTCAATTCCTAACAACCGGCATGGCTAGTGGGAATGGTGCTTACTTTACTGACAGTGAGGCTCTGTATGGTGCCGCACCTCCTACGGGTTCGGGTCAGTGGGTCGAGTTTGCTCACGGCCTTGGCAGTGTTCCAAGGATTGTGTTGTGGGAGTGGGAGCTGACCACTGATGCGTATAGTATAAGCGAGGGTTGGGATGATGGGGATCGCATTGCATTTTCTACTTGGTCCGACATCCAAGACGGAGGGACTCCCACAAATGATCGGATGCTATATACCACTTACAAGAATGCTACGTATGTCGGGTTCGTAAAAAACGTCAACGCAATAAGCTTCAAGGTCGCTGATAAATATGCTGGTTCAGCGACGATAGGCACCCCAATCAATTTCCAGACACCCGGTGGCGTATCACAAGTCAACCTTGTTTGTCAGGCTTGGAAGTGAGTAATGATTAGTAGCTTCCCAGTACCTCCAGGGGTAAATCATCAATCTACGCAATATGCGTCTAGCGGGTTCTGGTACGACTGCGACAATATTAGGTTTCGCAGTGGTCGCGTTGAGTCAATCGGTGGATGGAAGCGGGATGGTGCGTATGAGCTTGATGGAATTGGGCGAGAGTGCTTTTCCATGCGCGATTACCGTGGTAACAATTTCCAGTTCATCGGCACGGATAGGAAGTTTTACATAATCAACGGTATTAACCATACGGATATCACACCCGTTTCTACTACCGAAGTAGTAACAGGCGCAGCCTTATTCAAGATGATCCTTGTGGAAACGGTTACAACCGCTTTAGTGGAAGTAACGGATGTTAATCACGGGGTAAATATTGATGATTGGGTTGTGTTCACGGGAGTGACTGGTGGCGTAGGAACACCTTCTGAGTATCCCGATACCCTAATGAACCAATATGAGGGGTTCCAGGTTTTCTCTGTACGCGATGATGACCATTTCACTATATACATGGTGGATGCGTCAACTGACGCACCTGTGCTTGGTGATGGTACGGAAGATACATGGGGTACAGGTTATACAATATGGCGCAAGGTTCCTTCAGGATTGAGCGCTCAGGTTTCGGGGTCAGGCTGGGGTGCTGGGGTCTGGAACGGCGATCAAGGATGGGGGTTGGGGGCTGAGGAGTCCTTGATTACTGGAACGATCAGGCGTGTGTATATGGAAAATTACGGGGAAGATATGTTGCTCGCCAACTCTGGTGGGCCGATCTACTACTACGATTTATCGGCAAATTCGAGTGCTGGAGTACCAACTGTCCCGGTAGGTGACGTTGGAACTGCGAAGGCGCTATCCACTTTTAGTGGGAGTGTCGATACCCCTATTGCAGTGGACAGTTTCTTGGTAAGCAAGAAAGATGGTCACTGCGTTGCTCTGGGCTGCAACGATTTAGGCGTGACAGACTCGATAAACTCGATGCTTGTCCGTTGGTCGGATCAGAATAACCCGTTCGATTGGGGTCCTTCCGCGACTAATACTTCTGGTGGGCAGATACTGAGGGATGGATCAAGAATCTTGGGTGGGGTTAGCACTAAGGATGAAGTTGTTATTTTTACGGATTCTGCTGTTTACTCAATGAGATTCATTGGTCCACCGGATGTATTTTCATTCAATCTGATCACATCTGGAGTAGAGATAGTTTGCCCGAGGAGTGCTGTTAATGCATCGAACGCAGTGTTTTTCATGGGTAACGATGGTTTCTATTCTTTCACTGGTCAGATAACACCAATGGATTGCCCTGTCGCCAACTACGTTTTTGATGATTTCAACTATGAACAGAAGGCCAAAGTCTTTGGTGCCGTGAACTCCGGCTTTTCCGAAGTGGTTTGGTTCTATCCGTCTTCTGGATCATTTGAAAATGATCGGTTCGTGTCCTTCAACTACGATGAAAGGGTGTGGGCATACGGACAGATGGATATGTCCCCGTTAGCTGAGGGCCAAATTTCCGAGATGACGAAAAACCGTACAGCTTGGAGGGATTCTATCGTTTTCAACAACCCGATGTGTTCGTATATAAAGGAGCTTATCCCGGCCACTAACACTGTTCCGCTGATTGAGAAATCGGGGATATTTAGTCAGGAAAATGAAACGAGCGGGGACGGCGCACCCGTGAGTTCCTATGTAGAGACTGGAGACATCCAGGTATCTGATGGGAGTAGCTTTGTCTTTTTATCTAGGTACATACCGGATGTTGAGTTTGTCGATGCTACTGGACCGAGCGGGGAGATGACCTTTTCTATATCCACGAGGGACTGGCCGGGAGAAGCTAGGTCAATCCCCGTTAGCTTAACACTGAATCCCACCTTCGCGGCAGGTAGCATGGGCAGGGGTGCAACCTACTCGCTAGGCACAGGGAATGATACTGCTTTGAGATCTAGGGGCAGATCAATATCGTTTAAATATAGTAATACCCTATCTAACAATTTCAAATGGCGGCTAGGGGATACTCGGCTGGATCTCCGGGCGGATGGCAAGAGATGATCAAGTTCAACCCATTACCGTCAGCTCCCGATGTGTATTCACAGTCTGAAGAATCGTTATTCAGACGAGGTGTGGAGAACTCTTTAATCTCTGCGTACTCGGAGCTAGGCGGAGCCGTTAGTGCCCAAGGTGGTGAAGCATCTCCTGCTTCTAAAAGAGAAACTCTACTTCTGAGAGAAGTTGGCTCTCAAATTGGGCCAAAGGCATTTCCTAATAGGTCAGTGTCAGTTCTAGACTTTGGAGCCCGCCCTCTTTTCGAGGGAGGTGGGCAAAGCCTAGAAGACCAATCCGTAAGGATCCAAGCAGCGATTGACTTTTGCCAGTTGAACGATCTCGTTTTGGAATTTCCAGTTCAACAACTGTTTGTATGCAATAACACTCTTAACATCTTTATCGGTGTGCCAGTCACTTTATCGTCCGTTGTTACCGGCTTGTCTGCTGGGTTCAACCCAGCGGATGGCACAGCGTTAACTTTTTCTGGAGGGAGCAGCGGGACGGTATTTAGTTGGGACTCAACCACATCTACTCTTGTGTGGAGGAAGAATATTGGAGCCTCTACTCCCACAGCTACTGAGACCGTAACGTCATCCACAGGGACTGCGACTCTGGGCACTGTAGTTGACGATCTCACTGCTCGATTTCAGTATGATCAAAAAAATATGATCATACATGGTAATGGTTCTATTCTTAGACCTTT